AATATTGATGGTAAATTAACACAATTTGAAATTAATTCATCACTCCCATTAAAATCTCGTTTTGAACTAAATTATAGTAAATTTATTTCCAACATAATAAAGAATTTTAAGAAATTTCAAACGGTCCCAGTTGAACATCGTGATGATTTTGATGATTTATATGTTGATTTAACAACAAATTTAGTTTTTAATAAAGATACTAAGGGTTTATATCAGGTTATTGATGGTAAAAAAATATATTATGATGATGCAAAATTAGAAAACGATATGAAAGATAATTGCTACAATACATATTTAAAAGATAACAGTGATGGTAATATTTGTCCAGTTGTATTTAAATGTATATTAAATAATTCTCCTGATAATCTCCTTAGATGTTTAGATTCACTTAGAGAAGAAACGTTATTCGATGTGGCAAAATCAGATATTAATAATATCAATCCAAAGATTATGAGAAATATTATAAAAAGTTTTGGGTTTAATATAAGAAAAGAAACTGATGGAATATATAGACCGCAAAGTTTTAATGAATGGATCAATTCATCAAATATACCAAGTCAAATTAAAAATCTTGTCCAAACAAATAGAAAATTAGGCATATATTTAGGAGAAATCTTAAATATTATTAGAAAGAATCCAGTAATATTAGATGAGAATGTTGCACAAGAACGAAAAGATTATTCCAAGATAAATATGTCTGTATTCTATCAACCTATACATTTAAACAGACCGACTCTAAATGAAAATATATACAGAGATTTATTGTCAAGAACAAATGTTCCTGGAAAGATAGATATGCCTTTTTTTATTAATATGATGGGAGGAGCATATGATATTGATGGAATAAATCAGTCTGAAAAAATGGCTGATAGATTGAAACGTTTATTTAATTCATTGTTTCAAGAATTAGTTTATTCTGGAAAAGAATTAAAAGACGAAGATAAAATGAGAATTGAAAATGCAATTGAAAAATATAGTAAACTTGAAGTACAATTAAATATGTTATATGAATATATTAACATGTATGCAAATATTCATAAATTAATGACAGATACAAATGCAGTAGAACAAACAGACCTTGCAGAGATATATGATTTTAATATGAATAAAGAAAAAATAAATAATGCATATATAAAAATACAAAATAAACTTAATAAAAATATTATTAATCAACAAGCATTGTTAGATGCCTTATACTATGCTCAACTTCCACTCCTTAAGATGATTAGATAAGATACCGTAAACTGTCGAATTTAAGTGAACTTAAATTCATTTAAAGTTTTCGCTAGAGTGACTACCTAAAAGTTACTCTCACAATGGAGCGTAACTCAGGCAATCTACGGTACCGTAGGTAAAATTATAATAAATATTATGACTCTTTATTATAATTAATAATGCCTGGTGGAACAATGCATTTGGCAGCGTATGGAATAGAAGATATGTTTTTAACGAATGATCCTCAAATAACTTATTTTAAAATAGTATATAGAAGACATACAAATTTTTCTAGAGAAGAAATAAGACAAAACTTTATACAGTTAACTGATTTTGGGACAAAGGTCTCTGCAAATTTATCAAAAAATGGTGATTTAATTGAAAAAACAACTCTAGTATTAAATTTACCAAAAATAAATAAATTTAAAGACGGGATAAGCCAAATAGCATGGGTAAAAAATATAGGTTATAGAATAATTAAAAGTATATCTATTGAAATAAATGGCAGAACAATTAGTCGACATTATGGAGAATGGATGTTATTATTTAATGAATTATTTTGTCCTATACCAAATAAAATGAATAAATTAATCGGCAACATTAGTGAATTAACTGATTATACATATGAAAAAGAAGCGTATACCTTGCAAATCCCTCTACAATTTTGGTTTAATAAAAATGCGGGCAATGCTCTACCTATTATAGCTATGACTTACTCTGATGTAAAAATAAATTTAGAACTAAATTCTTTAGATTTTTGTTTAAAAATTACTCCAACACATTTTATAAAATGTGATGAAGATATTATAAATCTTGAAAAATATGAATTAATTGAACAAACAATAGATGGGGATGTTAACTTGGGACAATTTTTATACTATGATATAAATTTACGTAGAATGTATTATTATTTAATATCAAAAAATAATTTTCAAAGTATTCCCTATGGAACAATAAATACAGCAAAATATAATATTGTTGGAAAAACAACAAATTATGTTATAGTACCGTATACTCAACAAGCCGTAACAAAAGTAATTACACCCCAATCATATACTTTAAATACCCTAAATAATTTACATTTAGGAGAAACTTATTTATTAGTTGATTATATTTATTTAGATGATGACGAAAGACTTAAATTTGCACAATCAAAACATGACTATCTTATAGAACACGTATATTTTACAGAGCAAAATGAAATTACTGGACCAACCGAATCAATCTCAATAGATGTAGATAATCCATGTAAATATATGATATGGGTTTTACAACAAGATTATATATACAAATCAAAAGATTATGATAATTATTTGGACAATTCCAATAAAAATTTAATAATAGAACAAACAATATTATTAAATCAAAGAGAAAGACTATCTATGAGAGATGAAAAATATTTTTCAGTGGTACAACCATATTTATATGCAAGAAATACTCCTCCAAAGGGAGTTAATACATATTTTTTTACGATAAATCCAAATTCAACTCAACCAGGTGGTTCGTGCAACATGAGTAAGATTGAAACGGTAGAAATCAAGATGAAAACAAGACCAGTATTATCAACCAATAATCTTGGTTTATTCAGAGTATATTGTGAAACATACAATATTTTAAGAGTTGCGAATGGATATGCTGCAGTTATTTTTGAGAGATAAATTTATACGGTACGCTAGCGAAAACTTTAAATGAATTTAAGTGCACTTAAATTCGGCAGTTTACGGTAGGCAGTCTACGGCATTAAAGATATTCAATAATTTTTGAATAAGACCTCCACAAATTTACTTGTGTGTAATAAATGCTGGTGCGATAAATCCACTTAGCACTCTCAAAATTTGATAAGATAATGACCAGTATTCTATTTCTAGTTCTAGATTTTTTGTATTGATTTCATTGATAATTTCTGATGTTAATTCATGGTCCATACTCAAATCTTCTATCATCGTCAGATTTGCTGAACCACTTGGTTGGTGTAGTCTTGGAAATAAACTAAAAGAGTATAAATATTCCTCTTTATCTAATGCACCCAATCCACATTGATACGGTTGTACCGTATTAAAATATATTGCCTCACCTTCTTGTCTTACATTCCCGTTAAAATTTATTTTTGTTTTCTTGAGTATAGGTATTTGTATTTGATATGGATAATATGTTACAAAATTAGTATTTGTAAAATTATTAGAATAATTGTATTGTTTAATTTTAGTAATTTCATAAGAATTTTTATTCCAATTTATAATATCTGAATTTTTTATTTTCATTCTCCACAATATAAATTTTGTTGGGTCTTGCATATATAATTTTGTATGGATTGTATTATTAATAATATCTGAATATTTATAAATAAATTTCCCCCCATAATTATATTTATCAACTAAAAACTCTAATTTTGAATTTGCTATTCTTAATCTTTCCTCTTTTTCTAAATATACATAATCTGTTAAAAAAGAACATCTTATTGAAGGCTCTTTGTCTATATATGAATTTATCGCTAAAATCAATAACTCATAAATATTCTTTAGTTTAAATGAAATATTAACATCCGAATACAATATATTTGTTAATGGTAATGAATTATATGTTAGATTTTTAGTAAACCAAAAATTCAAAGGAATATAAAGAGTAATATTACTTTTATTTTGATTATTGTAAGTATATAACTCTTTTCTATTTCCAATTAAATAGTTTATACTACGTTGATGAGTATTACTTGTAAACATTTTTTTAATCAAAGTAAGTAGATACGGATTATGTGTTTCAAAGGTATCATTATTTAATTCTAAATTTATATATTCAAACATATAGTATCCTAGTTCCTTCACCCATGCAT